AACATACTCGCTAATATTATCTCCAGCCCAAAAACGTTTGCCGTTACGTCTCATCACGGAAGCTAGATATCCGTGACGTGTGCCTTCGCTATAACCACCTTCATCTATTTGATTAACGATGTGTTCTTTTTCTTTAAAATCTTGTTGTGCTTTATCGTACATTTATTTTCCTTAAGTCGGGATATTGATAGTATTTAGGTTCTTGGTCAACAAAACTTAATCTTTCTATGCCTCGTTGACAATCTTCTAATGTGGGGCAATAGTGATAGCCCTGTGCAAATACTGTTTGTTGTTCCCACGGTGAGATTCTAAGATCTCTACCATCGCTGCGTGCAAGACTACACCAATCATACAATTGTTTGTCATCTGTTAGTATAGCACCAACACGGCCTATTTGTAAAGGCTTTCCGTGCCCAAAACTTACACATTGCACTTGTCCGGGGCGATACATACCTAATTTTAAAAGTCTAGCACTGTCCCAAATTCGAGTAGCTTCAAACTTGTATTCGCCAATCCATTGTTGTCTATGCGGTAATGAGTCGGGATAGAACTCGTAATTGACGCTAAGTTGCTGCAACATCATGGGGATGCTAAGGTACGTGTATGGAGTCAATGTGGTAGCAACAATACGGTCATGTCTAAAACACAATTCTAGAGCATGAGTACATCCATCAGTGACAACCACGTAAGGAGCACCAGTGAACCGGCTGAGCTTTTCTTCAAACTCAAATAATTTATCAAATGCCATTTCTTGTATACCATTTGTAAGCACTATCAATGATAGTTTCTAAATCGCTGAACAACGGAGTCCAACTCAATTGTTTTCGTGCTTTACCGGCATCAGCATATAACTGTGCCGGATCGCCAAAACGTCTTGGGCCATATGATATTTGTTCCATCTTGCCGTATCGGGAAGTAACATAGCTAATGATTTCCAAATTGCTTGTACCTTTACCGGTACTGAGATTGTAAACGTGTGCACCCATTTGCGGATAGTCGTCCAACATCCAACTTGCACCTAGCACATGTGCTCGTGCAATATCCCACACATGTACATAGTCACGTACCGCAGTATGATCGTCGGTGCCAAAGTCAATACCATTCAAAACAAATGCAGTACCTGAGAGTTTGGCTTCTAACAATCGTGCCACAATATGTGTAGCACCAGGTTCTTGTCCTAGATCAAAGTTGACAGGTTCGGCACCAGCAGCATTGAAGTATCTAAAGCACATACTTTGTAAGGCATACGCACCCCAATAGTCACGTAGTATACTTTCAGTCATGGCTTTTGTATTGCCATATGGACTAATAGGCTTTACGGGATCATCCTCTACTAAAGGCAGTCGATCGGGCTCGCCGTATACACTGGCACTACTAGAAAACATAATGACAGGTTTTTTGGCGATATCCTTGACAACATTAAGCAATTGAATTGTTTTTGCTATGTTATTGTTGTAGTATTCTCCAGGATCTTTCATGCTGGGTCCTACTAAGCTAGTGCCAGCACAATGCACAACAACATCAGGCTCGTTCATGCGAATAAAACTCAAGGCCTCATCGCTAACAAAGTCATTTATGACCCACCCATCCATATTTTGTAATGTATGATCTCGTTGTACTTGATCAATAATGTATACAGTATCGCCACGTTGTTTGAATGCACGAGCCACATGACTACCAATATAACCACACCCACCAGTCACTACGATTTTTCTAATCATTAAACATTTCCTTAATTCGTTGCAATATCAAATTTTCAACTCGGTTACTGTTAACAAGTTTATAATTATGTTCTATTTCTTTTCTATGACTAAAGTAAAAATCTTCTATATAATCTCGTCCCTTACTTACTATTGTAACAATACTATCAATTTTTTTCAAAATTGTCATATCATCATATCCATCAGGCAATAAATCTTCCAACATTTCAAAACCTAGTCCTTTTAAGTATGCAATATGTCCTCGTGCACCTAAAATTAAAGGTATTTGCCCGCTGCGAAATGGCTTATAACTCTTTTCGGTCACCACAGGAAGATTGATATTTCTACCGTAAGGATATTCTTCGGATTCCGATTCGGTTACAATATTACAATAAGCATTATTGTAAGCCAAGTTATTAATTGAATGATCGTTTACAAAATTTTTTACTTGAGAAGTTGATTCAATGGCACGAATAGGTAGTAGATCTAGATAACCTTGAAAGTCTGGAAGTGTATTAATTATATCTGGTGCCGGCAATTTATTTACCCACCAACTGTTATAATCATTCTGAGAAAAAATAATACTCCCTAATAAATTATTTTTGTAAAAATTATAACCTAAAATTAAACGATGTAGTACACCAGCATTATTGTTCAAACAACTAAATCCATATGGCAAATTGGCATTTAATAATTTAAAATTTATACTACTGATTGTTCTGGACCAATAAAATATTGGATATGATATTTTCCAATGCAGATTATCAACTTTGGTGTTGTTGTATTCTAATGTTTGCATGAAAACATTTTTATTGACTAATGCAGGATGATTAAAAATATTTGCCTCGTTGCTAAAATATCTCCAAACATCCGAGTTAGTCAATACAACAGTATCCTCGGGTATACTTAATTGATTTAAAATTGTTATTATTGTGCCAGGATCTTTACTACTGATATTGACAATTTTTTTATTTGTGCCAGGTAGTACATCAAGCAAAGGCTTAATATTTCGATTCATGTGTGTGTTTACGATAGTCAACACTATTACGAGACCACCGGTTGTGTTCCCACCGCTTGTGTCTATTGTTACTGGTACCTTCCAAGATATCAACAACGCGATCAATAGTACCATCAGTCCAATCAGAGATCCGACCCATGTTAGGACTTGGATCATTTAACAATGGATACAATTTGTTGATAGCATCATCTATGCTCCAAGGCACATACAATCTTGTATGATCGTTAGCAAAGGTCTCAGGGAAACTCCTATAAGCAGGATATAAAACATTACATCCGAGAGTATCTGCTTCACTGACAGTGTTGGACACCCAATCTTGAAGAGCACAATTAAATAGCACCCGAGTATCGTTAAGTAAAGCGTAATAATCATTTTTCTCTAAGTCCTCGTGCAGGGTTAACAATCCACGTGCCTGCATGTCACGTGTACGGTTCATGTAACTGTCGTTATTGCTTTTTAGTTTAGCACCACTAAACACACAAAACTCTACGCCTAGATGTGGATAACGTCTCGTCCATTCTTCAATAAAGTCCATGTAAAAGTCTGGTTGCTTTTCTTGATCCCAACGTGCCGCAAAGCCCACACGTAGTGCACGTTCTCGAAACGGCTTTAAGTCACCAGGAACTCGTGCACGTACTTCCTCCTTGCCAAATGCCAATCCCGAAATATTATATACGGGGGCTTCCCAGCCTGCGATCTTCATGTGCATTACCATTTCTTCATTTGAGGCTAGGACGATGTCTGCGAACGAGTCCACCATTTTCTCATACAAGCCCATCCATTTCGACATGCCCCATACATGTACGAAATCGTCAGGATCAATACTTTGAGCAAGACAGCGAACAGCAACACGGGGCCGAAAATCAGGGGCAATTTGGTCAAAAATATATGGCAAACTTTCGATACCGGGCTGGAACATGTCTTCAAAGTAAATGACATCTTCATTGGTTACATCTCCTGCTTTAAGTCGTCGAATTAAATTCATTAACTGGCTCATACCAAAGTATGTACGTCCATGTGCGTCTAACACTTGTCCTGTAACAATAGCTTGGTCGTTGCTGAGAGTTTCGCCGGTTACTAATTCATAATTAATACCACGACGTTTAAATACTGCTTCGTTCCAATCTTGCAGTTGTAATGTATATCTTGCTTTATAAGGCTCTAGGCCCATGTACCATAGTTTTCTCATATTACGCTTTCTTTAAAAATGGTTCAAGTTCAGGAGCAGTCCAACCTAGAGGTTTAAGAACCTTGCCATCTTCACGTTTACGAACCTTGCCGGTATCTCGATCAATCTTTTCAAAGTTGGTACGCATAACTTCTTTCCAAGCACCTTCAGCATCAGCACCCATACTGTGTATAGCACCGATTGTAACAACTAAGATATCAATTAATGCATCTAATGTTTCGACCGGATCGCTATTGTTCATAGCAACAGTTAATTCATCGTGTTCTTCTTTGATCAGCCCTACGTACATACCAAACTGTTGAGTATTGATGTTGTCAACAGTTTGATCGCACGCCCTCATAAACTTTTCTTGGTCTCTAAAAGGATTAGTCACGATTTTGTTCCCTTACTCGCCAATTGGAATTGGTATCACGTGGCCTAAATGTAGTACGTTCACGATTGGGAGTACGCCAATGATCCCACGGTTCTTTGCCCTTGGTATACCGTACAAACTCACCATATGGTGTACGCTCGTTGTAGAGATGACGTTCATCAAAAACGTATCCGTAGTCTACGCAAAATTGCTTGTAAACTTCTAGGTCTTCAAAAATGTTTTTGACTTCTTGTTTCATGGTCAAATATTTTTTCAGATTTTCGTTTGCCATATATGTTCCTTAAATTACTATGGATTGACTTGGACGGGTGAGGTTGTAGTTAATGACGCATCCGTTTTCACCGTCCTCGGATACTTCAATTGTGACGTCGCGATTGGGATAACGTCCGGCAATTTGTACATACAAATCATCTGCGATCATTTCGCAACTCTTGTAGTCTAATGCTAGTATACTATCTTTATATAAGTTTTCCAACCAACGCTTGAACTGAATAAATTCAATGTCGCGATCATTGTGGAATACATCAATTGCCACCCTAAAGTGGAATATATGACGATGAGGAGTGCCCAAAAACGATACATCATATTCATCTCCTGTTGCTAGTTGTGGGTCTGTTGCAGCAGCTGGATAGCAATGAATGCCTTCCTTTTGAAACGTTACAAATATTGTACGTCCAGCGGCAGTTTTAATTCGTTCTACAGTTTCTCTTTCGGCTTGAATCATAATGGTGAGTCTTTAGTATATTGTGACCAATCAGTAAACACTGTTCGATCACGTAGGTTGTGTAAACTATGACACCAAACTCCGGGATTGGATTTTGCAAAGTCTTTGTCATCTAGTTTGAGTACTGCGTTATACCCCAGTAACTGAATATACGGCAGTTTAACCGATATCATGGGGATAAAGTTGTTGAACTCTACCAGCCCACTTTCGGCTAATCCTTCTACACAAGTGCTATCTATGTCTAGAGTGCATAGATAACCTCGTTGTAAAAATGGTTGAATCATGTCTTCCCATGGTTGCCAAACGCCAATGTCGTTAACATCGCACTTGGGAAAGCTCATGTTGGCACCAAAGTAAATATGTTCAATTTGATTCAACGATAACGCTTTTGTAATTGCTTCGTCAGTTTGTACTCCAACTACAAACAATGTTCTTTTTCCATGTGCCGGAGTATGTTCTACTTCGGTGCCATAGAAAAAATCCACATCTTCAAAGCCATCTCTGATCATCGGGTTCCCCTCGTGCTATTTGTTCTTTTATTTTAACAATATCTTCTTTGACATGCAACCTTTGTTTCTTCAGTTTGGTCATGTGTTCATCGGTAAACATACCAGTTTGTTCCATTTTGTCAATTTTTTTATCCAAAGTGGCATGTTCTTTTTCTAGATGTTTGAGTCGTCCGGGTAAGGTCATTGTTCCTCCAATTCGTCAAGTCGGTTGTTGTCTAATTCGGGTTCTACATACTCAAACAATTGATTAAACATAGTGGTGCTGTTACGTGCTTTCTTGCCAGTGTAGCCACGTCCACCAACGATCTCCATCCAATAGTCATCGTATTTTTTAATTATTGCTTCGCTGGCTGCTCGGGTAGGAGCCGCAAATATACTTTCCACAACATCTTCAAATTTGGCATAGTCGCCTTCGCTGCGTTGCATCATGCCGGGTCGTTCGCCTGCATCAAAACGTCTATTGGCTTCTTGTACCGCAGTCAAATGCATCCAAACATTGTGGCTCATCAGTAACATATAACTAAAACTGTCCCACGAACTACGTCCTTCTTTGCCGTTTTTGTTCAAGTCACCGGGCTTATATATACAGATGTCTCGCATAGTTAGCAAATCGCTCACCGGACTGGCTTGCCAAGTTGGATAGTAGCCATCGGCAACTACAGCTTGTCCGTATGGACGTGTGTCGGTGCTGTATTTTTTATCATCAGGACCGGCCGCCATCTTGTAACTCCATTTGCCTTGGTCGGGAAATGCGTTTTCGTAATAGACCTGTCCGTTTGCAGTTGCCAGGAAAGGACTTGCACAATCAAACGATATAGTAAAATTGGGGTTGGCATACCGGCGAACATTGCGTTGGATAACTGTGAGCAATACTGCCCATTCCAGTTTACTAGTGCCCAAAAAGTGCATCCAATCATGAACACCTTCTTGTAACAAACCATCGTACTTTAACGCAATCAATCGATCCAGTATTAGATGTACATCGCACATGTTTTGTCCGCCCATGCCCCAACCATTAAAATGCGTATCGGGATACTGTGCTGGATCACAATAGTGTTTCATGGTTTCGTACCAATCGTCGGCTTCTTTGTGACTAGCACCTTGTAGCACATTCAAGAATCTAGCACCACCGTTACGAATGCCTTTGCGATTGTTTATGAAGTATTCGTTATTGAATCGAGTGGCATCTACTGCTTCTTGGTGCTTGGTAATTTTACATTTGCTTTTGGCAAATTCGTCACGCACAACCCAAGTGGGAATATCCAGGCCCATGCCGTACGTGGCACTGCCATCCAGCCATTTAAGCACACTATCACGCATCTTTTGTGCTCGAGGACATCCCGAGTTGGCTTTCCAATCGCCTTCCCACAAGCCCTTGGCAATTTGGAATCCGCCCGAGTCGCCAACCAGTGTAGTGCCCTTTTCACGTTTACGCATCATGTTTTCGGCCGGCACTTCCTTGGTCAAATCCAAGTTGGCATGTCCGCCTGAATGTAGACTCCACTTGTACGGAAACAGTGCCTGCTGACTGTTGAGCCAATTCAGTTGCTCCATGCTGGTCAATCCAGCGGGAAAACGTTTGGGGTCTACATAGTCATTGTTGACCTGTTGCTTGCCCACAAACGTAGCATAAAAGCCACTGATAGCGGGCAAAAAGACTGCATAGTCGTTTTGTTTTTGTGTTAAGTTATCTTGTGCCATAAAATTGTACAGAGTTTATTAGTTTGTAATCTTCTTCGAAGTAGTTTTGTATTTGTTCAAGGTATTTAGATTCGTTAAGATAGTGCTGAAATATTTCTTTAAACCGTCGGCGTTCGGGACTGTGTTCGCTTACGTGTTGCGGTTCATATGCGGCATAGCGATTGGTACCATAGTACCCGGCAATTAAATCAGCAAAGTTCTTGGAATAGTTTTCATCACACCGCAAGAAAGTACAACGATCAGTATCAAGTCCGTGTACAAATTTTACTTGTTTTTCTGTATGGTCGTCAAATACTACTCTATCAAATACTAGTTCAACAGTTTCTCGATCATCGAATTCAAATTCAGGATGATACAAAAACATACACTCGGCAATACCACTTAACCAACGATCCACGGGATCACGTAGTGCAATGATGGCATGTTTGTCAAGTGCATCAGTATGGTAATTGTAAAATTGCCAGCCCCAATCTTGCAAATTGGGTTTGGTCCACGACGTGGCATTCTTGGGAATGTAAACGTACATTAAATCACTGTCAGGGTGACTCATGCACTCACCATAACGGTGACCTTTGTTTTTCCACTCGTCCAAGAAGCCGGCGTCGACGATCACTTGGTTTGTGCAGGAATAATGTAGTCGTATTCGATAAGTCCACTGTCTACAGTGATCTTACTTGCACCTTCGTCACTCATTTTGAATGTTTTGTCTCCGGGCAAGGCCAAGATAGCCAACACCACGTTAACGGGCCAATGCCAACTTTGCTTGGTAAAGCTACCAGTAACTCCGGCTTGGAAAACAAAGTTACCGGCATGGCTAGTTGGGTCACCAAAGTAAAATACCAAATTGCCATTGCTGTCAGTCTTGGCCGTAAACGTAGTTTCTTCACTGTTGGCACTGGCTTGATAACGAAGTCGTGTAACATTGGCAACTGCGGGCACAAAATCCACACCCCACTTGACACCTTTAAACTTCACAGTCTTTAACTTGTCATTGATCACATTGGCATCCATGAACCGATAGTCGTTTTTGAAGTCGCCCACTTTGTTTTCAAAGTGAATACCACAAGGCACTGTATCGCCTGTGCTGTTGGTTTGAGTGTTAATGGTAATCTTGGCATTCTCTCGATATTCTTCAATGCCCAAAATAGTTTTTAGTTTGCCTAAATTTGGCATACCAAATGTACCAATAAAGTCAGAATGTGGGCTTTTAAAACGTGCTTCTAAAATAACAGTTCTATCTTCGCTTACGCTATTGATCAGCGTTTCTGTTTCGGTACCGGTAATTTTAATTAGGTCAATATTGCCCAGTCCGTTGGTGTGTTGTACGATGTCTTTTAAATAATCTTGCATAATTTCTCCTATAAGTTGATTGTAACAGATGTATTTAGATTTGTCAATTTGTTTTTATAAATTTCTTTAAAAACGGTGAAATTGTCACGTGTGATTTTTCGGCCACCAAAGCCAACTGTTGGCACATGGTCGAATGCATTGGATGTGAAGCACGGCTAACGTCCTGACTGTCAAAGTTGTCAAAAGTTCCCCAATTGTCTAGTTTGGTGTATTCGCCCGTAAAACCGTAGCGTTGGCACAGATCAGCAAACGGCACAATACTGGACACATTCATTGCCGACACCACAAACAACAGAGTGACTTGAGCATTACGGGGTCGGTTGTTGCGTAACCATTCTAAATTTTCCAACAATGCATCAAACTTTCCGGGTCTACGAACCACCTCGTATACCGATTCAGATCCGGCGTCGACACTGATATGAAACTCGCTGATGTGTTCAAGTATGCTTGATGTTGGCAACAGTTTTTTCATTAACAAACCATTTGTGTGTAGCTTGATGGTTTGATGGTTTTTGGGTTGCCAATTCAACAACAACGGACGCATGATTGCACTGGCCAAGGGATCGCCATTGCCGCTCATGACAATATGCACTGGTTCTGTGAATTGATTTACAAGATCGATCAAATGCATTACCTTGGCCAATCTAGTGTGGTATAGCGGGCCCGAGGTGTGGTTAATGGACTGCCTACGACAACTAGGGCACGATAAGTTGCAACTTTCGTCGATATTGATGCCAATTTGGTATCGATTCATAACATGATCGGCATTGATAATGCCACAATGTTGTACAGCACAATAGGTATAACTGCGATCCAGTATTGTTTGTTGTAACTTGATGGCAATAGGATTGGTCCATACGTCTTGCAAACGATCAAAGTCGGTAATATTGCCCACACTGACTGGAAGATGTGCTTCGCATTGGCAAACATAACAGTCACCTTCAAGATCGATGTTGACCACTCGGAACGGTTGATCACAGTGATTGTTGATAGGCGTGGGCCAGTCCTGTCCACGCGGATAGTTGGCAAATATTATGGGGTTATACTGCATTGTTTCTTGCTACAATTTTGCCCATGGCCTGATGTGCCTTGATTGTGTGCAACACCCCGGGACGTTGAATCTCTAACCAGCTGATGTTTGGGGCAAAGAAAAAATCTTCAACAATTTCAAATCCCACGCTTTCGCAGGTGGGAATCAATAGACTTTTTGGCATGTAGGTTTGAGCAAAGTTTTCGGCCATGCCGGCACCGGCCGGAGTATCGCCGTCGTTGTAACTGAACAAAAACACTCCTCCAGGTCGCATAACAGTTTGCAGTTGCTTCAGCACCTGTGTCACAGTATCTAAACTAACGTAATTGAAATGTCCCCAACTAAACACAAATGCAAATTGATTTTTTGGCAATGCACCGAGATCGTAATTTTTTAACGGATACTTTCTTAATCGATTTTGATATGGTGCAGGAAATCGACTGTTGGTGCTGTCTAAAAATTCAGGAAATGGATCCATGATATAAAGCGGATCGGCAGCTACCAAAAACTGTGTCCATTCGCCGTCTCTACATCCTATTTCCAAAGCCGGATAACGCCAATTGGTGTGCAGCAGTATTCGTTGCTTGACAGTTTGCTCGACATCTTCACGTAGTGCAATTTTGCGATTATTACGCACATTGTCAATTCCGCCAGTGCGTTCTTCCAGTTCGTAACTGTCGCTGAACAATCGATGTGCAATATCGGTTATCTTGTTTGTTAAATGAGTCAGTGTGACTTTGTTTTGCTCCAAGGGCAATTGAGTTTGAGTCAAGATATTGTCGTAGTGTGCAATTAAAGTATCGATATACTTTTCGTATTCGGGATCGATACTGTTGACCTGTAATCGAATATTGCCTAGTTTGGTTTTTAATTCGTTAATGGATGCAACCACCGGGCCAATATCCAGTTGTTGGCTCAACGACTGTTTTAACGAAACTAGATCGTGCAACGACATCTTATTCCCAACTAAACAAACTGTCAAATGTGCTACTGATATCGGTATTGGCTTCAATATCCCAGCCTAATACTCCCAACAAATTTTCTACCTTTTGATCCACAATAGTACTTTCCATAAGTCCGTTGTCAAACGGCAAGTCTTTGAACCACTGTGGAATATGTAACACGTCTGTGGGATAACCAACACTGGTATAGCCTAAAGGATTGTCTTTTAATTTGCACACAATGGTTTTCATACCATCAACAATAGCACTACTATAGTTATCTCCGTGCATACGCTTTAGATTATTCCAGTTCATTGCGGCTCTAACGTGTCCGGGCATGTTGGCTTTGCCTAGTCGTTGTTCTTCGGCAGTGTACTTGGTTAGGTTGTTGACACGTTTGGGAGTGCCCTTTTCCCAAGCCGGACGATCTTTAAAAGCAATCTTGAACTCTTTTACCTTTTCAATAACGGTGTCACGTTCGGCTCCAGTTAGCACATCCATCAAGATCTCGCTCAAAAAGTTTTGCACCACCTTGGGAGTGTCACTTCGCTTCAAGTCCAAGCCCATGGCTTTTACTTTACCTGGGCTACCATGTGTGTCTAAACGTTTGCCTTCTTTGTCTACAATAAGAACTGCATAGCGTTTCTTTTTAATAAACAAGCCTTTACTAGCAACAAGTTCTCGACCGCCCTTGATGATAGCTCCCATTTCTCTAGGACAATGAAATGCACGTTCCATAAATGCCGGGAATGATTCGTTTACCGAGTCAGCAATGGTATCATATAACTGTATAGCGATGTCTTTGTTCCATTCCATTTTACCAGCTTCAACTTCTTCACGCACCATGGGCCAAGCCGAGAAGTAAACCGAGTCAGTGTCACCGTATATGATTGCCTCGCCCACGTGATCGTACCGGCCAGTTATTGCTTCATTGACATGGCCATCCATGTGGTGTGCAATTCCGCGTCCGGTAAGTGTCGTTGATTGTCCAATACGCTTGTCAAAAAAACGACAACCAGGGTTGAGTAAAGCACCATATAAACTATTAAGATTAATTTTCTTAACCAGTTGTCGTTTATCCCAATAAGCCTTATCTTCATCTGTTTCTGCTTCTTTAAGTTTGGCCTGCATTTGTTTGCGTTCGGCATACCAACGTTCTAGCAACGCTGGTATAATACCTTTACGGTCATACTTGAATATGGTACCATTAGCACTCAGCGTCCAAGGTTGATTACTGTTAAAAACAATATCCCATACCTGTTTGGCACTGTGTACGGTTTCTTTTCCATCTTCCCAGTCTATTGTGATCTCGGTACCCACTTCACCTGCCATGACAGCAGTATATTCTAAACTGCCAAACAGGCCCTCCCATGCATCTGCAAAGTTACCACCGTTCTCACGCATCTTGTTTGCAATGTAGAGATCGGTCATTACGGGCCGGAGTTGCCCGATGATGGTTTCCGGTCCCATGTTAAGGGCTCGAATAGCCGAGGGATAGAGACTGTTGATGTCGATTGCCCCGATGTATTCGTGCATGCCTCTTTTGGGATAAGCAACATAGGCACCTGCGGCTTGCGTTTGTTCTTTGTCATCACGACCCTTTCTGTTAGGAACTACCATACCACGTTGATGAGCATCGTTAATAATCGCCTGCTCGGTCACTGCCACTGCACCCATTGTAGTGGCCAGCAATACTGTGTTATCATGTGCCAATTCGTTTGCAAGATCCAAGAAGCGCAGTTTCTTGTCAAATTTTGCAATCAGCATTGTGTCCTGTCGGTTATACTCAATAAACTTGGGAAAGTCCATGTTGTACAATTGATCCAGTGTTCCTTCATAAGGCGTTTTGCTTTCGCCCAGTTCGTATTCGGCAATAGCATCCAAGCTATAACTGTGTCGTTCTTCGTATGTGTACTTGCGGTACAGTTGCATATAGTCCATATGCACACGACCAATCAAGTCAAATGTAATATTTTCTGCACCAAAGCGTTCAAATGTACGCTCTTTAGGCATTTGATTCCACAAACACAAACGTCTTAGGTCATCTCGGCTCAGAGCTTTCACAATACGTCCCACAGTATAGGGAATATCAAAGCCTTCACTGTTCCACCCACTTAGTATGTCGGCGTCTTGTATAATATCCAAGAATGTATTGATCATGTCTTCTTCACGTTCAAAAAGAAAACAATTGTCAAACTTACTGCATATCTCTTTGGCAGTATCCCAACTTATTGATTTTGGAGGAACTACTAGAGTAACTAATTTATCCAACCAATCTAGGTATAAAGAGAACGCGGTAATTTTATTAAACGGATCTTTTGTTGGGGCATAACCTTTAGTGGGATCAAAATCAACCTCAATGTCAAAAAATGCAGTTTGTAACTTAGGCGAGTTCGCTCCCAAGTAATTTGATTCAAGACAACGAAATATGGGATTGATATCACTTTCCCATAGTCTTTTACCTGAATTTATTTTTAGTTCTTTATGATATTCTTTGCTATTCCTAGTATGGAATCGCGAAACCGGAGTATCAAAGATGGTGCGGTGTCGGCCTTTGGGATCGTCGTAATAAAAAACATACTCGGCAGCATATTCTTTATAAACTCGTTCACCATCAACACGTTCAACAACGTGTATTCGATCTTTTGCTCGGTCAAAGAGAGCGTCTACATAACTCATATGGTTCCTTTATGTGATTTTGAGCTCACACATACTCTACATGTTGGTTGAGCCAACGACTCTATATGCTTTTACTTATCATTCTGACAAGCCCCACACTGTCAATTGTTATCAAAAAAACTGCATTGGCCATTAAGCCAAAACTGCCTCGAGTATAACAACTCCACGCACTGGCACAACATCCCGATATAAAAATACAGTACAAGGGTATAATGGGAATATCCGGTGCCGTCACAGCAAACATTACAGCACTGACCACACTGCAAAGCCAAGCAAATGCTTCGGCACAAAAACGCAGTGGATTGCTTGCCCAATCTCGTTGAATGTACTGGATAATATTTTTGATCATGCGGTCAAGTTGGTCCAAAAACGAATACTGTTGCGTGCCCAGATGTCAAGCAAACGTCGATCGTATTTGGCAGTGCTTCGTAATTTGGCATCGATTACGGCATACAATTCGGCACCGGTGGCACGTAGTACGCCCAAGTCCGTCACATGTTCGGTCCATTGATACTGACTGTCAACCACTGTGGGAATGAATTGAGCCGACTCCAATATGGCCAAACTAAAACATTCGTTCTTGCTGGGCACAAAAGCAACACGGCACTCACTGATCAATTTGAACATTTCGTCTCGTTGATCAAGACCAAATGTGTACACATCTGCACCGGCAAATAGTTCACTGTCAGGCTCGTGTGTGATCACAGTCGGGGTCACTGCCAATGCCCGTGCCATGGCCATGAATTCTCTGGCACCTTTACGATCGGTAGTGTCGCCGATGTATAACAATCCACGTGTTTGATTGGATCCTATTAGGCCTTGTGGCACAAATGGTGGCGGAGTGTAAACGGGTCTTTTGGGATGAACTTGATGACTGTAAGGAGCACACATGCCAACTCGCCATTCGGTACTGTTCACAACATCAATCTGTTGTTGCAAATATTCATCACTCAAGAAACTGTAACGCCCGTCGTTGTTCATTACATCACTCTCGTGTTGTACAAATATGCCATTATGGTAATTGGCCGATGCAGCAAGGTAACTGTGCAAGTCGTGTGCAACAACCAAATCAGCCATTATACAATTTTGGTTACAGACTTTGTCTATATCTTGTATAATTTGCGGATCCACCTGCAACCAAACGTGTCCGTCTCGCATGTTGGGTTGATAAGTACTGACATCGTTTGAGTATAATACAGTATCTGCACGTATCGCCTGAGTGGGCCGTGCATCGGTAATAAACACAGTTCGATACCCCATGCTCTTGTGCAAATCTAATACAGTATTGATATAACGCACAATGCCGTTGGGACGTACTAATACACTACTACAGGTATGAACAATAGTCTTCAAAGTGTTTTACCAACTGTTTCCAAAATTGTGTTCAATTCGTCATGATCTCTATTGGTTTCACCTAAACGTGCTTTGTGTGCAATTTTGATTGCCTTCTTTAGCGTGGCCGGTTTGATTTCTAGCTCTTCACCAATTGCCTTGATTGTTTCATTAAGCCCAGTGTTCAAGTCTTCTACTTCTTGCATTACTTGGCATCCCTCATTTATAAGTTGAGTCAATTTAATTTTTGCATCACCATTAAACGTTCTGTTGTAATCGGACATTTGTTTCTCCTAAAATTGTATTATACGGGAGATGTTGTAGAAATGCAATAGTAGAATGCTCACTTTGTACAGAATCTGGCGTAACTCATGTACTGGGCAGCAGCCGCCCACTTGACGCCTGGGCTTGCGCCCTAACCGTTGCGACAACGGAACCTAAGGTAGGTGTCTGTTGACCAAATCCAATACTTCTTGTAATGTGCTTACTGCGATATCATCATTGGGGATTGTGATTTTATATTCGTCTTCGAGTCTAAACACCAACTCCATTCGAGCTAGACTGTCTATACCCAAACTGTCCAAAGTGGTGGATAAAGTCCAATTGGTGGCATCAAGATCTTGGTCCTGGGCTATAAAATCAAACAATTGTTGTGGTGTTATCATATAAATACTTAGTGCCGTTGCGATACGGACCGATAAAGATTTGAAGAACCTGAGGATTTTCCGTGTCTCTCCTCTGGGCAACAACGAATTGGCAGACGAGCTTCATTAATTATCACGGCACGCTTTATGCACCACGCCACTGTGCATACAATCCAGTTACGTACATCATATCGTATTCACCATAATAGAGTTTGTTTAATTCGGTTTTTACTGCTGGAGTCAATGATCCGGTACCGGGCACCACGTCAAAAGCAAAAATCATATTGCCATCTTCGTCGTCTCCAAGATAGTCACCGCCCAATCGTCCCATTACAATATCAATATTTTTATCAACTATCGCGTTTCTTCTTTTTGCCCTTGCAAGATCATCGGCATTTTTTTGTTTGTGTAACTTTTTATATTTAAGATCACTATTTTCCAATTCTACGTAGCCGCGAACTTCAACCCCGGGAATTTGTGCTAGACTCATCCAATTACGTTTACCGCCGGGTGTTTGTTGTGATCCAGCAAGCAAGGTTATTTTTAATATGCTTAGTGCAACACCATACAGGGCTTTGGCAATGCCCTGTCCTCGATAATCTTCATCCACTGTGACGGTACTCACTTGGTATGCATTATTGATAGGAAAACCTACCCGCATCAATTTCAATTGTCCGACGGCTTCTTGCCCTGATTGATCTAATATTCTTATTTCTAAAAAACGCCCAGTGTCAATGGTGGCATAATTTAATCCACTGCCACCCGGTAACGGTTTTATATTCTTTTGGCTTACTGCCCTGGGATCGGTATACCTAGGATGTTTTAACACATCTTTACCACCTGTATATTGATATGATTGTAAATTTTCAATTTCGGTTATCTCGTCTTCGCTTATGGCACCGATACCTATACCAATACCGGCACTAGCCAATGTATATTTTACAGTGTCGATCCAGTTTTTGCCGTTGACTCGACTCACCACAGTAGGTATAACAGTATTCAATACTGCCTGTAACAACATGTTGGTCTGTGCTGGAGAAAGTTGTACATTTTGCGCTATATGCAACAAGCCACCAGTTAATAGTGTACCAATGGTTGTTATTACACCACCTTGTATATAAGGATTTGTTTTGGCTTTGACTAGAATTTCTTTAACTTGTCCACGAACTGAAGGATCGGCTTTGGCTAATAATGCTTGTGCTTGTTCAACGTAATTGTCAACAGGTTGTCGAGCGACTTCGCCAACCTCATCTTGGTAAAAATCTATTACAGCATCAGTAACTTGATTAGCAACTTCGGATTCAAATAAACTTTCATCTACGGCACGTGCATACTCTGTAGCATGTCCACTGCGGTCTACATGCCAAGCATAAAATCTAATATCAGGATATTCTTGGTGTAACTTTAAAAATGATTCCAAATTGGGCTTTGAATCATCGTACATAATTGCTTTGTTATAAGGATATCCTGTTAACAATCTACGTATAATACGTGCTTTCTTTTCATCAATTGGCACAGGATCTTGATCATTTCCTGCACGGTACACATGTACCTTGTTCATATCTATGTGCCATTGTTCAAATGTTTTTAAGAATATTTCTTTATTGTTAAAGTCACTTCTAGCAGTAACCATTACAACTTTATTACCGGTTGCAATATCATTTTTCAATTGCTCAATCATGGGTGCAATTGGTTGTGCATGTTTGAAAAAGTCTTCGGCATCTCTAAATGCACCAAAGTCAAATTCTTCGCCGGGTTGCTTTTTGTACAATGTAAACTCGTGACTGTCTAGGGTCTTGACAGTTTTACCATTGCGAACTACACCAACTCGAGTATTAGTAGTTACTAGCGTATCGTCAATGTCAAATATAACTAATTTCTTTTCGCCAACAGCTTCGTCAACGCCTTCTTTGGCATGTTTCTTTTTGCCAGCTTTCATATTAGCCAACCAGTGTGCCATACGAGCTTTCTCTCCCGTACTATGTTTGGCCGTTTTACGTAGGCTACTTACACTTGCTTTAGTATTAACACCACTGCGTTTAGCCAATCCTTTGCGTCCAGGATGCTTACCATCGGCAAAGTTTTCGCTCATGATCCAAGTGTCGGGAATTTGTTTATACTTTTCTACCCAGAGATCATGCATTTTTTGTCCGCTTATACCATGACTCTTGGCTACACGTGTCATGATCTTGTCTATGATATCGTATACTTTGTCGTCATTGTCGTCGACTGCTTGTATCTGTTTTTTATGTGCTTCCAATGCGGCACGTAATTCTTCTACGGCATCTTTATCTTTGTCATGATCCATGTTTTCGTCTACTTTGTTTTGACTTTGAACATAGTCAATAGCGGATTGTACTATGACTTGATCTATCCCGAGACAGTTTTTGCGATCGCTATAGCCCTGTTTATCCATTGCGTGGAGATAGGGATATATTCCTTGGATTTTTGGGAATAGTCCCATTTGCCAGGCCAGCTCAAAACTTATTTCTCCCCTTGGACTATACCATTCGGGATCATGACGCCATTTAATTCCAAAATTGGGTTTGACACCGTTGGGCCCTTTCACTGGTGGACCGTTATAAAATACTCCGGCACTGTTAAATTCAAGACGTGTATTATTGAAGGTCATCATGTATTCGCCATCACCTTTAGACCACATGCGATAATTCATTTTATTTAACAGTGCCACAACTGCGGGATCTTGTGAGGGATCTTGTGCGGGTGCTTCTTTAAGAGGTGGAGCCGGTCTAAATTCAAACATGTCGGCTTCAACGTCCGAATACTTGCTGACAAGTTTTGCTATAACAGGATCCATTGCCTTGTAGGGAATGTTGTGTGC